TTTTTAAATAGTTGATATTCACTATTATATGGTAAATGTACATCAAAGAATTCAAAATATGGATTAACTATTGAAGTTGAGTTACCTAAAAGAATAACTCGGATTTTTCTCATACGTGCAATAGATTCAATAATGGATAATAAATACATAGGTTCATCTTTTAGATATCTAGATCCACCATCACCAACTAAAAATTCATCTAGGATAATTGTATCAACATCATTGTATTGAGTACCTTTAAGAGATTCAGCTGAACGTAAGCTCATACCATAACCAATTATTTTATCATCCATCATACAATATTTTATTTTACCTTTTTCATCATTTTCAGTAGTAAATGTATGTTCAGGAAATTTAACTTCTATATCTTTAAAAAATTTATTAGGTTCTTTACTATCACCAAAAGTTTCACCTAAATCAGCATTATATCTTCTAATCCATGCAAATTTACGTTTCTTTTTTAAATAATGATTAATACAGTATTTTTTACCACCAAAGGTTTTACCAATACCACGATCTGCAATTAACATTGTTAAAAAAGCATTAAATGATAAAACTTTATCAAAATTTAAATATATTGATTCATCAACTTGCATATGTTCACTTCCTTTAAATATATTATAGCATAATAAAAGGCAAGTATAAACTTGCCAATATAGGAGTGAACATTGTATGCAAATAGGTAATATTTTTATATCGGTCTTATCAGAACATTATGTTTTCTAACACTTCTTCAGTGGGATAACAAGAAAACATGCAATATAATTTCAAACATTAATATCTACATTATCTGTTCAATTTGAATATAACATATTTACACAAAAATGTCAAAAATAATAAAATGTAAAACTTTTTTAAAAAATATATTGACTTATTATTTTGAAGTGTGATATGTTTAGAATGTCAGAAGGGTAAGAAAAGGAGTGAACGTTATGACAAAATTAAAAAATAGTATAAAGGTTGGATTAGGATTACTTATTATAATAGGATTAATCATTACTAATTATGAATATGGTAAAGCTAATTACAATACTTGTATTAATAATGGAGTTGATGCAAAAATATGTCAAGAACTATTAGATTAAGAAAAGAAGATTTTAAACTTATAATAGTTGCATCTAATATAGTTGAACTTGAATGTTTAATTAATGAATACTTTTATTCAAAATATTATGTAGTATCAGATGATCTAAAAATACATAATAGTGAAAAGAAGTATGAACTAGGTGGTAATTATTATGAATGGTATTTAGATTTTAACAAAAAATTTAAAATTTATAAAGTAAAAAACGGTTATAAATTTTATAGATATTTTGGAGTATAGGAAGTGAAAAGATGGAAATAACAACATTTACAATATGTTTTATTTCAGGAGTTTTTGGTGCTTGTTTTATAATAAGGAAAATATTAGATTTTAAAAAATATGAAATGCAAGAAGATAAATTTAGGAGATGGACAGATGATTAAATTTTTATTAGGTTTTGTACTAGGTGTTTTTCTAGTATGTAGTATTGTAGTTGGTCATGATGATAAATGAAAACAGCTAAAGAATTAGAGTTAGATTTGATAGTTAAAGAAGCTTTAATACAGCAATTAAAATATAAAAATGAAATGTTATTAGAAGAACTTGGTTCTTTATATGAAGATAAAATTGATAAGATATATCAATATATTAAAGAAAATTATTGTAATGCTGATGGTAGTATATGGCATGAAGCTATGCAAGATATTTATAATATTTTAGAAGGTGAAGAAGATGATAAAAATTAAATTAAGAAATTTTGATAGTGTTATTTATACTGAAGAACATACACAAGATGTAAAATATACTTATTCAATAGATGATTCATTAGGATTATTAGGAATTGAATTAACTATTCCTGAAGAATCAGATCCAGTAGAATATTTTGTTTTACATTTAAAAGATTTATATAAAGGATATCCTTCATATGAATGTATTCATGGTAAATGGAAATATACATTAAATATTGATAAAAATAAATACATAAATGAATGGTACTTGTCAAAAGTTAAAATGTGGTGATATTATGACTAGTATGAGGAACTATAATTTAAACTCCAAGAATAAAAAACATTTTATTATAGGAAGAACAATTAATCAAGATATTATGATGTTTGATGATATTGAAAAGATTCATAAGTGTAGAACTGAAAATACTGTTAAATGTGAATGTAGTCATTCAGTATGTATTCCAGCTTTTAGAGATGATGCTATTTGTTATTGGTGTGGAAAGAAAGTTTACAATACTACTAAATCTCATTTCAAATATAAATTAAGAAAGATGAAGGATAGTGATTAAAATGGCTTGTGGCAAGGGTAAGAAAAAGAAGTAATTTTAGGTAATGTTGACACACTGCTACCTTATAGGTAGCATAAGGTAGGTATAACAAATAAAGAATCACCTCTATACCTATCTTATGGTACTTATAAAGTGCTAATACAAAAGAAAGGAGTGAATGTATGAATCAGGATGATATTATACTATTAGGTAAATTATTAGATGAATTTACTGATGATAGTACTATCTATAAGAAGTATGAAGATCTAATTAAAAAGTGCAAAATAGTATCACAACAAGCAAAGGCATCTAAAGAATATCAGGAACTAATGGATAACTTGAATAATCAATTATCTGATATTGGAAAGGATGATGAAAATGGCAAGACCAAAGAAAATTAAACCTGAATCAGTTGAAGAAATATTAGCTGATACAAAACCAATTCAACATAAAGATGATGATGTACTTGAGTGTGAATGTACAAAAGCATTTACTGATAAGTACACTGATAAACTTTATGAAGTAGGTAAAAAATATAAATTTACTTACAAAAGAATAAAAGAAATAAAAGCAAAAAACGAAAAATATTTAAAAATTTTAGATAAGTAGAAATAGGAGTTAAAATTATGAAAAATGAAGAAAATGCTTTAGTTGTAGCAGAAAATAACAACGTATTAACAATAGCTGATAAAATTAATGAAAATGTAAAGAGATGTACTTTAGATTTAACAGATGAAGATAATCAAACAGATTTATATAATGTACTTACAGGGGATGCAGATATCCTATTAAATGATATTATTGATAGAGAAATAGTTATGACAGGTGCATATATAGATAAACATCCAGCACCAGTTGTTGATGAAGGTACTGGTGAAGTAGTTGGTACAACATCAAAATATAGAATTATTATTTTTGATGATGAAGGTAAAACTTATGCAACTGGATCATATGGTATCTATAATGCATTATCAATGATATTTGATATTTTTGGTGAACCTTCTAAAGAACATCCAATTAAAGTAAAAGTTTCTAAACGTGCTACTGCAAACGGTCATTCAACATTAACATTAGTACGTGTTAAATAATGGCTAACATTGTATATAATGATTTAAGTAAATCACCGTTTAAGGTAGATTATGAAGGTTTTGAACTTTACTTTTCAAGTGCTTTTCATAGAAATAAGTTTAAAAAGAATATAAAAGAATATATAAAAGAAGAAACATTAAAATTTCAAAATAGATATAAAGTAAATATTTCAATGTTAGATGTGTTTATAATAGCTTATTATAAAAAATGTGAAACTAGGGGATTTAGAGTATTCAGGGATAATTTATTACTATCACCTGATAAAGTATTTAAAAATGTAATGTTGTAGGTGATGATATGGCAATTCGTTATGATAAAAAATTAAATAGAGAAATCCAAAAAATCGTAACTAATTATAATGCTAAAATTAAGAGGTTACAGGGTAAATCAGATTTAGTTATACCTTCTAGAATAACTATTAGAGGTTTAAAATCACGTACTAGAAATAGAAGTGATTTAAGAAGATTAATGAAAAACTTAACTGAATTTACTAAACGTGGTGGTGAACAAAATATTACAGTAAGAGGTAAAACAATACCACGTTATCAATATAAACAAGCTCAAAGATTTAGATCATTAATAAAAAGAAGATTAACAGCACGTGAACAATTTGTTAAAACTACTCATCCTACTTATGAAGGTGTAAAAGATAGATTTACAATTGCAGAACAGTTTGATGAAGAAACAAGAAATATTCAAGCTCAAAGAGAAAGACTTTTAGATGTTGATTATTTAGATTTTTCACCTGCTGAAATGTCTGAATATATAATGAATTTAGAATCTAATGCTCGTACTGTAAATCTTACTCAATGGCAACAAAATTATGCTGATATGCTTTTAGATGTTGGTTATGTTCATGGAATTGAACATGAACAGTTACATGAACTCCGAGAAAAGCTATTAGATTTATCACCTGCACAGTTTGATAAATTAGTTAAAACTGAATCAACTATAAAACAAATAATATATTATTATGGACAAGTAAATGAATTAGGAGTGGATATTCCATATACAGGTAAGGAACATAAAGATGTAATAAGTGTTTATGATTCTTTAACAGCAAATATAGATACTATACTAAAAGATTATAGATGAAAAAATCATATCGTTTTACATGTGATTTTGAAACATCCACTCTTGAATGGTATAAAATTGATGGTTATGCACGTGTTTGGGCATATAGTATATCTGAAATAGGTAATACTGATAATTTTATATACGGTACTAATATTGATGATTTTATGAAATGGTGCAGTAATAGTAAACATAACTATACATGCTATTTTCATAACTTAAAATTTGATAGTGAATATATATTTTATTGGTTACTAAAAAACGGATATGAATGTATTGAAGATAAAAAGGCACGTAAAGATAAAACATTTACGTGTCTTTTATCAGATACAGGTCAGTTTTATTCAGTAGAAGTTTACTTTTCTGTAAATGGTAAAAAAGTTAATAAAGTAACATTTATAGATTCATTAAAAATATTAAATTTTAGTGTTGAAAAAATTGCCAAGGATTTTAAATTACCAATACAAAAATTAGAATTAGATTATGAAAGATATAGACCAGTTGGTTATAAATTACAACAATATGAAATAGATTATATTAGAAATGATGTTGAAATAATGTCAATGGCATTAGATATAATGTTTAATCAAAAATTAAATAAATTAACAATAGGATCTGATGCTTTATCCTATTATAAGAATGATTTAAAATCATTTAATAAATATTATCCTAACATAGGTAATGATAAAGATAAATTAATACGTAAATCATATCGTGGTGGCTGGACTTATTTGAATCCAAAATACAAAAATGTAGAAGTAGGTGAAGGATTAGTTATTGATAAAAATAGTATGTATCCTTCTATGATGTATTATGAGTTTATGCCGTTTGGTGAACCTGTTTATTTTGAAGGTGAATATATTAAAGATATTACACATCCGTTATATATTCAAATGTTTAGTTGTAGCTTTAAAGTTAAAGAAAATAAATTACCTACTGTTCAATTAAAACATACATTAGGATATATGGATAATGAATATGTTGAAACTACTGAAGGTAGAATTGAAACCTTAACTTTAACTAATATTGATTTAGAATTATTTTTAGAACATTATGATCATAGTGAAATAACATATCATGGTGGTTTTAAATTTAAAAGAATAACAGGTCTTTTTAAATCATATATTGATTATTGGATGGAAGAAAAAATAAAAGCTGGTAAAGAAGGAAATGGTGCTAAAAGACAAATAGCAAAATTAATGCTTAATAGTCTTTATGGTAAATTTGGTTTATCTGGCACAGTACGTGGCAAGTTTCCTAAACTAGAAGATGATATAGTTAAGTACGAATGTTATCCTAGAAGGGAACGTGATACAGTATATGTACCAGTAGCATCATTTATTACTTCATATGCACGTGCAGATATTATTCGTACTAGTCAAGCAATACGTGATTATACAATGAATAAATATGGTAAAGACTTTTATTTGTACAGTGATACAGACAGTGTTCACTGCTTAAAATTATCTGATGATGAATTAAAACAATTTATGGATTTAGATGATTTTAGATTAGGTGCGTATAAAGTTGAATCAACATTTGAACGTGCTAAATTTATAAGACAAAAATGTTATATAGAAATAGATAGTGAAGGTAATGTTAATTCAACCATAGCAGGAATGCCAAAACGTTTAGGTAAATATGTTAATTTAGATAATTTTGAATCAGGATTTTCAATTAATGCTGATGATCCAGAATATGAAGAAAAGAAATTAACATATAAACACGTTAAAGGTGGAGTTATCCTAGTACCTACTGACTTTACAATAAAATCGTAAAATAATATAATGTAGGTAGAAAGGGTATGGTGTTATGGAACAAATAATTAAACTAGCTGTTGATAATGGAATTGCAATTGCATGTTTTATAGCTTTTCTTTATTTTATCTTTGTAGATAAAAAAGAATCTAATGAATTATTTAAAGAACAAAATAATACATTAAAAGAAATAAGTAAAACACAAACACAAATGCAAGTTACATTACAACAATTAAATGAACGTGTAGATAAACTAGAAAGTAAAAAGGAGTGATTTTATGAAATTACCATTAAATTACACTGGAATCAGACAAGGTTTTACATCTAGACATAAAGGTATTGATTTTGGATGGACTAAAGGACATCAAAATCAATGGATATTTGCTTGTGATGATGGTGAAGTTATTTATAATAGACATCAAGTAACAGGTGGATATGTTATACAAATAAGACATAGCAACGGCTATGTATCAGAATATGGACATTTATTAAAAGACAGTCAAGTTGTTAAAGAAGGAATGACTGTTAAAAAAGGTCAAAAAATAGCTAAAATGGGAAGGTCTGGAATTTGTACAGGTAATCATTTACATTTTGGATTATATAAAGGTAAATCAATTAATTATAAAGATAAATCAAAATTTGTAAATCCTTTATTTTATTTAAATGTATATGATGAACAGCATTTATCAGATGCTGATAAGAATAAAATTAAACATACTAAAAAAGCATATAATATACCTAGTGAGCCGTTAAGGATAAGATACCAAAACAAAAATGGTAAAGTAGTTGGTAATATTTATAATGGAGATCAAGTTGAAACTTATGGACTTAATTTTGAAGGATGGAACATAGTTGATAATTTAAGAGATTATGTATGTTCTAATAAGTATTTGAAATAATGTTAGCTGGAGAAACAATGGTAGGTTCTAATGGAAAAGAAGATTTTCTTTTTCCATTAGAAGATATGTATTTAACTCAAGGTTCATATACAGCAACATATTCACATAACGGATGTTATGCTATGGACTTTGTAGGATGGGGAAATGGACACAGAATTTATAACTGTCCATATTATGCACCTTTTAGTTGTACACTTGTAGCAAGATGGGGTTCATCATCTCCATCTCTAGTATGGCAAAGTGATGATGAAGTAAATTTTGTAGATGGTACAACAGATTATGCTTGTATTCAATTTACACATGATGATGATGTAATGAGTTTTACAATAGGTGAACATAGAAACCAAGGTGATTTAATAGGGCATACTGGTACATATGGTGCATCAGCAGATCATGTTCATATTGAAGCTAAAAAAGGTACATATGATGGTTATCATAGAAATTCTCAAGGTGTTTATATGTTAACCAATTCAACATGGTTATATTATTTATTTGGTGTTAATGATACAGTATTAACTAAAACATATTATGTTAATCATAATAATGTTAGAGTTAATTATCCATGGCGTGAATTTAGTGATCAACCTCAACCACCTTATCCATCATATATTAATGTTGGTAGAAAAAAATTTCCATGGGTTTTATATGCTAGAAAATTAAGAAATAGGAACGTGTCAAGATATTGACAACTTTACACAAATATGATATATAGAAGGAGGAATGCTACAATGGATAGTAAAATACTTGATGATATCACTAATTCCATAAAAGATAAATTAGGTGATGAAAATGTTGCTTTAATAGGTGATGATTTAGGAATGCTTATTACTGAAAACAATAAATCAGTTAATACGATAATTGACTTAAATAAACAAGTTGAAACATTAAAAGATAAAAATAATCTTTTAACATCAGCTAATTCTCGTTTATTGAGTCAAATACCAATGGAAAAAGATGAACCAAGGGAACAAGAACAAAAAGAAGAATCAAAACCTCAAGAATTTACTTTGAAGGATCTATTTGATTCTAAAGGGCATTTCAAGAAATAATTAAAAGGAAAGAAGGAAAGAAAAATGAACGAAAGTTTAGTTACTAGTTTAAATAGAATTCGTGAAGTATCTAGTACAATTTATCATCAATACATTCCTGAATTGACTAGTGAATCTGATATTGGTAAACTTGCACAACCAGTTTTATCAGTACCTGAAGTTTACAATGAATTCTGTAATGCTTTAATCAATAGAATTGTTTATACTCAATTCCTAGCTAAAGCATATAGAAATCCATTTGTTGTACTTGAAGGTGATGCATTACCTTTAGGATATGCAGGACAAGAAGTTTATGTTAATCCTACAAAAGGTAGAGTTTATAATCCTGAAGATTTTGCAGGTTTATTAATCAAATATGAAGCAGATGTTAAAGTTCAATATACTGCTATTAATATGGATGTTCAATATCCTGTTACATTCAGTAGACAACAACTTAAAAAAGCATTTACTTCATGGGGTGATTTAGAAACATTTATTGAAAATTTATCTAATTCACTATACAATGGTGCATATATTGATGAATATAATGCTACAAAACAATTAATAAGTGGTGCATTTAAGGATAATTTAGTACAATATGTTACTGTATCTGCTGTTAATAGTGAAGCTAATGCAAGAGCATTCGTTACTAAAGCAAGAGAATTATTCTTACAATTCCAAACACCATCAAGTGCATATAATGCATGGAGTAAAGTTGGTGGTGAAGGTAGACCAGTTGTTACATGGACTAATCCTGAAGATGTTGTATTTATAGTTAGAAACGACATTAGAGCTTATATGGATGTTAATGTACTTGCTAGTGCATTCAACATGGATAAAGCTGAATTATTAGGAAATATCTTAACTATTAATGATTTTGATATTTATGCTGAAGATGGTACTAAGATTTATGATGGATCTGGTATTTTAGGTATGATAGCTGATAAATCATGGTTTAGAATTCGTAGACAAGATATGTTCATGGATTCATTCTACAATGCAAATAATAGAAGTATTCAATACTACTTAAATAACATTAAGATGTATAATATGAGTTTATTTGCAAACGGTGTTGTTATAGCTACTTCTGCACCTACTGTTGCAACTACAACTATTAAGTTTAAAGAAACTTCACCATCAGTTGTTGAAAATGCAAAAATAACACTTCATATTGAAACTACACCATTCCAAGCTAATGACACTATAACATTCAGTTCTGGAACTGAAGCAAAAGCAACAGTTACTAAAATTGATAATAGAACTGTTGAAGTTACTGGTGTTGATGATGGAACTAGTGTAATCACTGCAACTAATGGTACTGTAAGTGGTACTGTTACTGTTACTGTTACAGCAGCTGCTTAATTTAATCCTTAATATAAAGGGATAAGGGATATTCCCTTATTCCTTTTATTTTGATTATATAGAAAGGATGATTAAAAGATGGCAAGTTATGTTATTACACCTGATACAGATATTTATTTATTAAAATGTCCACTTGAAAGTGATGGTTTAAATACATTTGATTTTGCAAGTGCTAATGCACAACATACATATTTTAATGGTTTAACTAAAGCATTAATGGATGATGCTACATACTTACGTAAAGATGGTAGGCTATATTTTGAAGGATCATATGATACATACATAGGATATAATTATTGCATGTATAAAAATAATGGATTCTCTAATAAATGGTTTTATGCATTTGTTACTGATATGAGATATGAAAACAATAATGTATTATCATGTCAATTAGTTACAGATGTATTTCAAACATGGATGTTTGAAAAAACATTAAAAAGAAGTTTTATTGAACGTTCACACGTTGCAAAAAGTTCTGATACATTAGGAACTTATACATATCCTGAACAATTAGAAACTGGTGAATATAAATGTAATTCAGAATATAGAGGTGATGATGATACCTTATGGCATTTAGAAATAATTGTTGGTTCTACTTATAATATGGAAAGTGGTGGAACGTGGGCTGTTGGTAATATGTACACTGGTGTTTATTCAGGTATTCCATATTATCGTTTCCCTTTATCTAGTGATGCTACTTTAACTACTAAAATTACTGATATGGGACAAGAAACAGCACAAAGTGCTATTCAAACAATATTTCTTGCACCATCATGGGTTGTTGAAACTGAAGGTACTACTTGTTATGTTAAACGTGGTTTAGCATCTAAAATTACTGATATTAAAGTACCAGTAGTTAATACCGTTGATGGATATACACCTAAAAATACTAAATTACTTCAATTTCCATATTGTTATTTAGAAGGATCTAATGGCTGTGGTGCTAATGCTGTATATCAAGTAGAAAAATTTTATAATACTGATTATACTAACTATTACACTTTTAGATGCTATGGTGTTTTAGTACCAGGATGTTCTATTCGTATGATACCTAAATATTATAATGGACTTGAAGTTAATAATGATGAAGGTATTACTTTAGGTAAATATCCTCAATTAAACTGGATGACAGATCAATATACAAACTGGCTAACACAAAATGGTGTTAACATTGGTTTATCTGTTGGTGGTGGAATAGCAAAAACAGCTTTAGGTGTTGGTGCTATGTTAGTTGCACCTGAATTTGCTATGCTAGAAGGTGGAGTAGCTTTAAGTGGTATTAGTGATGTATTTAATACTGCTAAAGAAGTTTATGAACACTCTTTAATACCACCTCAAGCTGAAGGTAATTTAAATAGTGGTGATGTTACAACTACTATTGGATATAATAGATTTAGAATAAAAAGGATGACAATTCGTTCTGAATATGCACAAATAATTGATAATTATTTTGAAATGTTTGGATATAAATTAAATATAGTTGCTGTTCCTAATACAACTTCAAGATCTAAATGGAATTATATTAAAACTATCAATGTTAATATTACAGGTGATATTCCTGAAGAAGATATGCAAAAATTAAAAGCATTATATAATAATGGATTTACTATATGGCATGATACTAGTCATTATTTAGATTATTCACAAACTAACTCATAGAAAGGATGATGTAAATGAAAAGAAAAAATGTACGTTTAGAAAATATGAAATTTATTGATTCTGCATTATGTAATGATGATACATATTTTGATTTTTTAAGACGTATGAAAATGGTCGCTTTATCTATGTTTGAATGGAAATTACCAAAAGGTATGGATGAAAGATATCTCGAAAAAACATTATATTATAAAGGTATGGCAACATTATTAGATACAGCTGAATTTGGATTCGTTAATACTCAATGTTCTAGTAATGGATATTTAAATCTTTATGGATATCCTTCAGCATTAAATTGTAATACATTTAATGGCTTACACTGGTATAGAAACCTATATACTACATTAGGTGAAACTGAAGAAACAATTGAAAATCAAAGAAAAGAAGAATGTATTTTAGTATTAAATGACTGGGAAGGAATGCCTACTGCATTTACTATTGAACAATTTGCATATCGTATGTATCAAGCACAAAGAACAGCTGATGTAAATATGTCTGCTCAACGTACACCAGTTATGGTTGTATGCTCTGATAAACAAAGATTAACAATGCAAAATTTATATTCTCAATATGATGGTAATCAACCTTTTATATTTGGTGATAATGCATCAAATATAAATGAAAATAGTTTAAAAGCATTAAAAACTGATGCACCTTACATATGTGATAAAGTAAATGATTATAAAAAAGAAATATGGAATGAATTTTTACAATTTCTAGGAATTAACTCTATATCAACTGAAAAGAAAGAAAGATTAATCACTGATGAAGCTAATCAAAATAATGAAGTTACTAACCTTTACCTACAAAGTAGACTAGCTCAAAGACAAAAAGCATGTGATCAATTTAATGAACTTTTTGGTCTTGAAGGTGATGAAAAAATAGAAGTTAGAGTTAGATCTGATTTACATAACATAATCAAAAATGCTGAATCTGTTATATTAGATTATAAAGAAGATATGTTAACTGATAATATCAAAGATGAAGTTAAAACTGAAGAAGGTGTTATAAATGAGTAAATATACATTTGAATTAAGAAAACTATTTGATTTTTACACACGAAACACTGTTGAAGGATGGTTTAAAGATTATAATTTATCAGATTATTTAACAGATGAAGAAATAGCTGTTATCACTGCACGTGGTACATGGACTAAAGATAAACTAGCAACTAAAATAGTTGATCATTATTTAATGCGTGAAATAGGTTTTGAAACACCATATCTATTTCAACATTATGTAAAAATTACTATGAAGGAAATAATGGAAAAGAAATTACCATTAATTTATTCTGCTAGTATAGAATATGATCCACTAGTAAATGTTGATTATACAAAAACATTTACACGTGCTATAAATAATACATTAAATAGTACAGATAATAATTCAGGAATTACTATTAATTCAACTACACCTCAAGGTGAAATCAGTAAAGCTAATATATTAGATGGAAAATATGCAACTTCTACTCAAGGTGGAGAATCTACAAATCAAAGTGCTACTGCTGGAAATACTCAAGAAGCATCAACAGAAACTACAAAAGGTAATTCAGGTGTATCAGCAACAGCACAAAAGATGATACAGCAATATAGAGAAAATATTATTGCTATTGATACAGATATCATAAATGAACTTAATGATTTATTTATGGGACTTTATTAATTAGAAAGGAATGATGAAAAATGGCAATAGATACAACTACAAGTGTTGATGTTCAAACATTAACACCATTTAAAAAATTTATAATGACAATAGGTGCTTTACCTACTTCATATCTTGAATCTATGACTTATGCTGAACTTGTTATGTGGTTCTGTAATTATTTACAAGAAACAGTTATTCCAACTGTAAATAACAATGCTGAAGCTGTTGAAGAATTACAAGGATTATATGAAGAATTAAGAACATATGTTAATGGCTATTTTGATAATTTAGATGTACAAGAAGAAATTAATAATAAATTAGATAAAATGGCTGAAGATGGAACTCTAGCTGATTTAATTGGTGCTTATGTTCAACCATTAATTGATGAACAAAATGAAATAATAACTCAATATGGTGCTACTATTAATCTTCATACTTCTCAAATAGCTAATTTAGTTGCTAATGCATCTTCTACTGAAGAAAATAGTGAACTAATTGATATAAGAGTTGCAAATGATGGAAGTACTTATCAATCAGCAGGTGATAGCGTAAGAAACCAAGTAAATAATGTAAATGAATATATAAAACGAGATATTAATACTTTAAATGATGGTATATATACTGATGAAATTAATTTTGATTCATTTCTATTTGAATTAGGTGGCATCAATTATAATACGGGTGAAAATACAACAAACTCTAGTATTATTAGAACTAAAGGTTTCATAACATTTAATGAATTTGATAATTATTTTAAAATTGAATATGATGGATCAGCACTAGGTGATCACATTTATATGCTTGTTTATGAATTAGATGGTACATATGTAAATTATCATGATATAAAAAATTCTTATTTTGGAACATTATCACCTAACAAAAAATATAGACTATCTATTTATAGTAATGCTACAATATCAAATGTTAATACTTTTTTAGCTGATTTTACATTTAAAATAACTTCTACAATAGATAGAAATAATGAAATATATGATATTGATAAACAGAATATCATAAATCCTGCATTAATGATAGAAAACGCACTACCTAATACAACAACTGGTTATGTAGTAAGACAAGTATCTTCTACACAGTATAGCTCTGGTACATTTAAAGTAAAACCCAATACAACATATTACATGGATAATCCTAATTTTTACCAAGCATTTTATGATGAAAACGGTGATTTAATTGATTCAGTCCATTATGCTGCTAATCAAAATGTTTTAACTAGTCCATTTACTACACCAGTTAATGCTTATTATATGAGTACAACAAAATATACTAATCAAGTTGGAGTATCAGCATTTATTAGTACAAAATCAAGCTATACGCCATTTAATGATATAGTTGCTAATGTAAAATCTAATGTTAGTGGTATATCTATAATAAATAATGTTAGTTCATTAAATAATAAAACATGGAATGTTTTAGGTGATTCAATTTCAAGCACTGATTATACTACACCATGTTGGTGGCAAAAAATTCAAGCTGTTGCAACTAATTTAACAATTAATAATTATGGTGTTAGTGGAACTTCAATAGCTGTTAGAGATGGCAGAACAGATAGTTTTGTTGAAAGATATTCAAGTATGAGTAATGACTGTGATTTTGTTACTATCATGGGTGGTACTAATGATTATGGAGTTGTTAAAGGTGCATGGGATTCAACTGATAATACAACATTCTGTGGTGCTTTAAATAATCTAATGATAGGATTAATTGATAAATATGCTGGAAAACAAATAATATTCATTACACCTATGGCTCAAGCAAATGAAACATATAATCCGTTAACATTAGAAACTAGATTTAATGCATTAACAAATTCAAGTCCACTATATAATAGTGATGAAAGATATTACATAATTAAAAAGAAATGTGAACAATATCAATTACCATGTTTTGATCTATTCTACAAATCAGGCATTAATGGTTTAGATACAAATAAAATTTATTATAGAACTAATGATACTTTACATCCAAGTGCTATTGGTCAACAAAGACTTGCTGATGTAATTGGTAAATATTTAAATAATAGATTTATATAGTTTCATAACATTCTAGAATTGAGAGGATTTTACCTCTCTTTTTTAGTGCATTTTTTAGACACGTAGAGCAACGATTTTATTATTTTAGTATTGTTATAGGTTAACTGGTTTAATTGGTTCTAAACGGCTTTATTTTGGTATTCTAATGGTTTACATAGACTGCATTTTCTTGACATGTTAATTGACTGGTGTAAAAGAGTGTAAATTTACTGTAAAGGGGAAGTAAAGTTTTGTAAAGTAGGGGGATTTCCATATAGATCGGAAGAG